GGCGTCCTGCGCGCCTTTCCCCTCACTCAACACGCCAGAGATCCACGGCATGTACTCCGGCAATAACTGCCGCTTTAGCTCGGCTTTGCGCTCTTGTGAACGCACCTGTTTCAGCTTGCGTTTATCTTCATTGAGCTTGAGCAACATCAGCTCGTAGCCGGTGGCATGACGTAACGGGTTATCCCGTAGCTGTGAGGCGGCAATAGCCGACTGTTGGATAAAGTGGCGGCGCGCAGGACTGGTCATGGCTTATTTGCCCTCGTCAGTAACAGCAGGGGCAGAAACAGCTTTCACCGCATCAACCAGTGCATCAGCAAGACGATCAAAGTCGGATTTGTCCGCTGCTTCGGTGTCTTCTTTTTTCGGCGGCGATAAAATCTCGATGTTCTCCACCAGACAGCCGCAGGTGTAATCCTCCACGACATAATCCTGTTTAATGGATTCGTAGTTTTCGATACGGTCACGCTTGGCGTTCTCATCGATATGGCGGCGGTGCGAGTCTTCCAGCCAGTAAATGGACAGGTTATCGAGGCGGGTGATAAAGAACGCGTTAGCCGGGAAGAACGGCACACGGACAGCCGGTAAATTGCCGATACGCTTCTGGCTGATAATCAGGTCAGCGGCGAGGGTTTCGCTGTTTTCCTGCTCTTTGTTGACGATAGGAAAATATTTATCCTGCATCAACTGACGGCCAGTGATAACCACCAGTTCAGGGTCTTCCTGATGCCATTCAGCAATCATGGTATTGGTGGCATCCATCACCAGCGCATCCAAGTTGGCATAATCGCCACCATGACCGACACGGATTTTTTCCGATACTACCGTGCCATCTTCGCCAACGACTTTGCTCATCACGCGGATTGGCGCGTTGAGGCGGTATTTTTGCAACCAGCCCGGCGCGATATCCTGCAACAGTGGGTTTAGTGCGCGGTTGGATGTCTTGGCGCGGTGGGTGCCATTGAAGCCCGCCATGATGCGGTCAAGAGCCTGCCGCTTGATAATGGCGTCGCGTAAACGGGTCTGGAAATCCTGATAACGCGCCCACAGGTCAAGGGTGTTATAGCGAATATGGAAATCGTAGTTCACCTGTTCACAGAAATACTTCTCGCTGTCCAGCGAGGCAAACTCGGCGGTTTCGCGCTCATCGCCGCCGTCAGTATCGGTGGTGCTGGCAACCGAACCATTGACACCAAGACCGACCTTTTCGGCGGTCAGCTCGGCGACGGGCACAATATTGATGCTGCTCAGAAATTCTGAGGACTCTTGCACGCGGGTCATGATGGTTTGCGTAACAGAGGGTTCAACGCTGAATTTTTTATTCAGGTCGCCGGTTTCTACCCCGTTCAGCTCGGCTTGACGGGTCAGATAGGCATTAAATTTAAAACGGGTTGCTGGGCGCATAATAATCCTGATTCAGTTAAATAACGTGTTAATGAAATAACCAGTGGGCCGCACAACGGGCGGCCAGTGACCCCGATTAGCAGTCGGTCAATACATCGTTTTGATTGTTGCCGCCGGTGGATTCCGGGCGCTTGGCTTGGCTAAAGTTTTCAGTGATAGACAGTTTGTTTTCGAGGAACGTAACCCCTTGTTTTCCCTTTTCGATGCTCTGTTTCAGCTCCACCACGTTGTCAGTGAGTTGTTTCTCAATGGCGGCAAAGCGGGCTTCAATGGTTTCCCCCTGTCCCTGCACATGCACTGCCACGGCATTCACCGCCTCATGCACATCATTAAAACGCGCATCATCAGTCGCCTGCTTGCGACTGAATATTGACTTCACCACGTTAAACAACGTGATACCCGGCTCGGCCACGTCTTCAAACTCCAATTGCACTTCAACCGCTGCCGAGAACAAGTTTTCCGGGTTAGATTTGCGGGCGGCTAATGGGTTGTGTTTGGCTTTGGCGCTGAACTCCAGCATTTCAGTGCCGAGGCTGGCGGGGTCATCGGTCACGGCCAGCCCGACCAGATAGGCTTTACCGGTATTGGCAAAGTTCGGGCTAATTTCCATGGAGGTATAAATTTTCTGTAGGGCTTTGTTCATCTGCACCAAATCATCGGTTGGGCTGATTTGGGCGAACAACGCACGCTTACCATTGAGAATGGAATCGTCTGCAATGGTTTCCGCTTTAAGGGCTGAGACGTCGCCATAACGGCGGAAAGTGCTGTCCGGGGAGTAGCTTTTCAGATGTTCCAGATTGATGCGGCAACCGTAGACGCGCGGATCAAATGAATCTGCCATCTGGTTGATATCGTCGGCGTCAATCACTCGCCCGTCGCAGGTATCACCTTCAACGCCGATACGAAACCATTTTGATACTTTCTTAGCCATAAGTGGCTGCTCCATTCAGTGTGATTATGATTATTCGGTTCGGGGCTTAGTTTCCTGATGTATGGCGGCAGCAACAACGAAAGCCAGTTGTGACGGGGCTGGCACAACAGCGAGGACGCGCAGAGGGTCGGGCTGGTCGCGTAGCCTAATGGCATGAATACGACACCGAGCACCATTATCAGCGACCCACGGCGACAGGCGGCCTTGCTTTACTGGCAGGGCTTTTCTGTGCGCCAGATTGCGGATACGCTGGCCTTGAAATCGCCGACTGTGCAGAGCTGGAAGAAGCGCGACGGGTGGGATGCGATTGCACCCATTTCCCGCGTGGAAACCAGCATGGAAGCGCGGTTGATTCAGCTCATCATGAAAGACGCCAAAGAGGGGCGGGACTTTAAAGAGATTGACCTGTTAGGCCGCCAGATTGAACGGCTGGCGCGGGTGAACCGCTACAGCCTGACCGGCAGCGAAGCCGACTTAAACCCGAACGTGGCAAACCGCAACAAAGGGGAGCGCAAGACCCCGGATAAAAACCTGTTCAGTGAATCCGCGATTGAAAAACTGGAATCTATTTTTCACGAAAATATCTTTGATTATCAGCGCAACTGGTTTGATGCCGGGCTACAACACCGTATCCGCAATATCCTGAAATCGCGCCAGATTGGCGCAACGTTCTTCTTTGCCCGCGAAGCGCTATTGGATGCCATCACCACCGGGCGTAATCAGATATTTCTGTCCGCCAGTAAGGCACAGGCGCATGTGTTCAAAAGCTACATTATCGACTTTGCCCGCATGGTTGACGTTGACCTGAAAGGCGACCCGATGGTGTTACCGAACGGCGCGCGCCTGTTCTTCCTCGGCACTAACGTGCGTACCGCGCAGAGCTATACCGGCAATCTCTATCTTGATGAATATTTCTGGATACCCAAGTTTCAGGAGCTGCGCAAAGTCGCCAGCGGCATGTCATTACACAAAAAATGGCGTACCACCTATTTCTCCACGCCGTCGAGTCTGGCGCACAGTGCTTATCCATTCTGGTCTGGCGAGCTGTTCAATAAAGGCCGCCGCAATAAATCCGACCATATCCAACTGGATTTAAGCCACAGCCATTTGGCCCGTGGCGCGATTTGTGCTGATGGTCAGTGGCGGCAGATTGTCACGGTTGAAGATGCTCTGGCGGGCGGTTGTAACCTTTTTGACCTTAACCAGCTCTCACTGGAATACAGCCCGGCAGAATATCAAAACCTGTTGATGTGCGAATTTGTCGATGACCAGGCGTCAGTGTTCCCGTTCGCCGAGTTGCAGGCTTGTATGGTGGACAGTCTGGAAGAGTGGGAAGACTACAACCCGTATTCGTTGCGGCCGTTTGGGCATCGCCCGGTGTGGATTGGTTACGACCCGTCCGAGGCCAACGGCGGCGACAGTGCCGGGTGTGCGGTGATCGCGCCGCCAATGGTGCCGGGCGGCAAGTTCCGCGTATTGGAGCGCCACCAGTGGAAAGGGATGGATTTTGAAGCGCAGGCCAAACATATCGAAGAGCTGACGCAGAAGTATTGTGTGGAATATATCGGTATCGATGCGACTACCGTCGGCCAAGGCGTTTTCCAGTTGGTGCGCCAGTTCTTCCCGGCAGCAAGGGAAATCAAATACACCCCTGAAATCAAAACCGCCATGGTGCTGAAAGCCAAGCACACCATTAATAACGGCCGTCTGGAATATGACACTGGCCACACCGATATCACCCAGTCATTTATGGCCATTCGCAAGACTATGACCGCCAGCGGCAAGAGTTCGACTTATGTTGCCAGCCGCAGCGAAGAAGCCAGCCACGCCGATGTAGCGTGGGCAATTATGCACGCTCTGTTAAATGAACCCCTTACCGCGACATATGGCGGTCACAGTCCTAATTTCTTGGAGTTTTACGGATGAAATCAATGACTTTTACTGCTGGTCAAGTTGACGGCCTGCGCGAACATTTCGAAAACTCGGCCTTTGACTATCAAAAGACGTGGTATCGGGTGGGGCAGACCGGCGTAGCCCGCAATATCACCAAGTCGCGCCAGATTGGGGCCGACTGGCTTTTCGCTTTTGAAGCGTTACTGGATGCCATTACCAGCGGCCGCAATCAGCATTTTTTAACCTGCACCAGACCAAGCGCCTTGAATACCCGCGCTTATATTGCCGAGTTCTGTCGTGTCGTTGGGGTAAACGTGACCCCATTCTCGCCGAGTAACATGCTGCTAGGTAATGGCGCACTTATCGCCTTTCACGGTGAATACAGTCACGCCGCCGCTCATGCCGGGAATGTGTACCTGGGTGAATATGCATGGGCTAAAAACCCACGTTCAATACTGCAAATGGCTAAGGGGATGGCAATGCACAAAAATCATCGTTTAACACTCTATACCACGCCCTCCCGCTCACATACCGCGTTCAAGATTTGGAATGGATCACTGCGCCGCCCACGAAAAACAGTACCGGTTATTCACACCGATAACGGCGTTTACTGTGCTGATGGCGTATTTCGTCAATCGGTTACGGCTGATGATGCCATTCAGCAAGGTTGTACATTATGGGAAAAGGATTGGCGTAAATATTGGCTGGAAAAACACATGACAGCGGATGATTTCAGGTTCTTATATTTGTGCGATTGGTCACAAGCGGCAAACAATGCAGAGGAAGTGAAATGAGTAAGCGCAAAGGCCGCAAGGCATTAAGTCGCCCGGCAACCAATCACACCGCCAGTCAACAACAACCGGTCGAGGCGTTCACCTTTGGCGAACCCTCCGCCGTGCTGGATAAACGGGAAATTCTGGATTACATCGAATGCACCGGCAACGGTAAATGGTATGACCCGCCGATTAGCTTTGATGGGCTGGCGCGCAGCTTCCGGGCGGCGGTGCATCACAGCTCGCCGCTGTATGTGAAGCGCAATATTCTGGCAAGTACCTTTATTCCACATTCGATGCTCAGTCAGCAATCATTCAGCCGCTATGCGCTGGATTATCTGGTGTTCGGCAATGCGTTTTTAGAGGTTCGCCGCAATCAACTTGGCGCGCCACTGCGCCTCGACCCCAGCCCGGCCAAGTACACCCGCCGGGGACTGGAAAAAGATTGCTATTGGTTTGTGCAGAACTGGAAAAATGAACACCTGTTTGAAGCTGGTAGCATTTTCCACCTGATAGAACCCGATATCAATCAGGAACTTTATGGCCTGCCGGAATATCTCAGCGGCTTAAATTCGGCTTGGCTCAATGAAGCGGCCACACTCTTCCGCCGCAAGTATTACCAGAATGGCGCTCACGCGGGATACATCCTGTATATGACCGATGCGGCGCAAAGTAGCAGCGATATTGAGGCGATGCGTAAAGCGATGCGCGACACCAAAGGGTTAGGCAATTTTCGCAACCTGTTTATGTACGCGCCCAACGGTAAAAAAGACGGCATCCAGATTTTACCGTTGAGCGAAGTCGCCACCAAAGATGACTTTTTTAATATCAAGAACGCCACCCGCGACGACCTGCTCAGTGTGCACCGGGTGCCACCGCAGATGATGGGGATTATTCCCAACAATACTGGCGGTTTCGGTGACGTGGCGAAAGCCTCACAAGTCTTTGTCCGCAATGAGTTAACGCCGTTGCAAGAACGATTGAAAGAGGTGAATGACTGGATAGGGCAAGAGGTGATCCGGTTCAAGCCTTATGAACTGATAAGCGAGGATTGATATGGGACGTAAAGCGCCAACACCACCGCCATATAACCCCGGCGATATTGTGAAGAGGCCCGCGCCACCGCCTCAGCCACCGCAAAAATGCGAAACGAAACGAGTAATAATTATGGAAACTCAAACTAACCAGAAAATCACAGCGCAACTGGCTGTTGATATTCTTAATCAAGCGTTGTCACTTGACCCGGATTGTATTACTGCGCTGGTATCGCATCGAATAGAGTGTAACGCGACGTTAGCCCATGACTCTGAGGTGATGTGTGGTATGTCTAAAGACAAATACATGACTGGCGCGCTTGGCGTTATCAACTCACTGGTTACAGACGGCTTTGTCGCTGCACTGTATACAGATGAAAACAAGCTGGCAGCGTTTCAAGTTTGCAAATAGTTAATTGATATTTTTGAATATCATAGCCGCCGAACCGGGCGGCTTTTTCATACCCGAAAAGTAGCGATTCCAACACCTCGCGCCATACGCCACCAGACGCCCGTCACGCCATCACACCCCATGAACACGCATTGATTCCCAACTCAACCGAACGCAGCACCACGGCCCGCCCAAGATCGATAAATAAGGGTATCAAAACCCTTTGCGCGCAATGCTATCCCCGCCACGCCTGCGCGCTTTGCAGGTCGCTTTTCATGCACTTGCATGA